CTCGTAGCCTAGCAGAGCCAGCACCCCTTGTCAAGAAAGCGAGGGTATAAAATTGTCAGACTACAGCCAAACGCGTAGCTTCAATGTTGGTGTCTCCGAGGATACTAGCATCGAAGCAGCTATGATCTATGATGATCTTGTTTATGCGCAGAAAGTTTTCGGCACGGGGTACTTTTTCCGTAGTGATGAGCAGATGCTCAAACGCTTCCCGATGTTTTCAAAAAGTACGCTCCGTCGCCATGTGGCTAAGCTCGTCGAGGCGGGATATATATCCACCAAAGTGAAAAAAGTGAATGGCAAGCCGATCCTAAATTATCAAATTGAACATTTCCTTTTGGTCAAAATGAACAAAACCAATGAAATAGTCAAAATGAACAAAACCTTATTAGAAGATAACTTAAAAACTAGTAAGGCCGATTCTGTTTCTTTGGAGGATAAAAAATCTTCCGCCGTCCTGGGTCCCGCCAGCACCGCCCGCGCCCGCCGACTGCTACCGCAGCTCATTGAGATCATCAACCCGAAAGAGAAACCGACAGCTGATCGCCTGCGAGTGTTGAACGGCCGACTGGCCGACTACAGTGAAGACGAGATCCTGGGCGCAGCCCGCGCCTTCGCGAAATCTACCTGGCACCGCGAAAATAAGCAGATGAGTGTCGACAACTTGATCGCACCGAGCAAATTTGGCCGATGGTATGCGCAGCGGACCGATACCGAAGCAACGGCTACACCAGAGGTGACTGTAGAAAATCAGGACGAAATGGTCCGTAAACGGATGGGCGGGGACGATGGGGCTCAGTAAGCAGTTAGTATATATCGGCGACTTCGCGGAGAAAGCCAAGCAGCTCAAAGAAACGTGGGGCCGAACTGATCTATTCACGACTGGCCACAGCGTACTCGATAACTATTTTTCGGGTGGATTCGGCCGTAAGGATGGTTACGAGATCGTGTTACTCTATGGACCGACTGGCGTGGGTAAATCTACCGTCGCGCTCAACTTTATGGCTCCAGCGATCCGCAGGGGCGTGAAAGTTGGCCTGCTTGTTTTGGAGGATGATATGGCCGATGTATCGAACCGACTGGGCCAGGTGCTCAGTAGCGAAGAATACGCCAAAATGAACCAGGGCCAAACAGTTTACTGCCTGCCCGAAGATGCGCTTGTAAAATCATGGAACCTTAACGACCTATTGCAATATATCGAGGATTGGTTTGACGACGGTATCGATCTGATACTGCTCGATCATCTACAATTCGCATTCGAAAACGCTGAGGCCATAAAAGGCGAAAATGAATATATCGCGCAACGTGTTTTTATGCAGAAACTCAATCAGCTCGTGAAGCAAAAAAAGAAGACGATCCTGCTCGTGAGCCACATGAACAAAGCCACTGGTGCGAAGGGTATGGATCGAATTGTTGGATCGGGCGCATTGGCCCAGGTAGCGACGAAAGTGGTAGAAATAACCGAGAGCGACATCCAAGACTGTATCGACCTGAACGTCCGAAAATCCCGATTCACCAAAAAACCAGGCTTCCCGTACACTATGAAAATGAATAACTCAAGATTGGAGCCAGCAGCATGATCGGTTGGATGTTCGGATTTTGGTGTCGACGTTGTGGCATGATGCGCGGGTTTCACCTAGCGACGTGTCGAAATTGGGGTAGTAAAAAAACATGGTAAGGGGAGATTATGAACCAGACAAATTCACAGAGGCGGATGTTTTGCGAGAGCTCGATGCAGCGGGGCTTAAATACAAGCTCGGTCATCGATACATCCTCAGCCAGTGCCCGACTCATGAAGACATGCACCCTTCCGTCCAAATCTACAAAGACGACTGGTTTGTCAACTGCCACGCAGGTTGTGGACGGTATCATATCACCAAAGCGTTTCCGTCGCTCCGAGAGATCGGACGTAGCGATCGAACCAGCACCACTTATCAACGACCCGTTAGGGCCAAGAAGGATACGACTGTGAAATATAAAGAATTCAATCTGATGGAATTTTGGGAGTCACTACCTCTAATACCAGAGGACCACTACTTCAAAAATATACCGATCGAAGTGCTCAATGATCTGGGTTGGCGATGGGACGCTGAGCATAGCCGTTACTTTATACCGTATTTCAGCCGATCAAAGAAAACGATCCCGTTCGGCCAGTGGCGCAATTTGCAAGGTGCCGTGCGTTTCAATTTTTGGAAAGATGCCAAGCCGACTATGTACGGTACCTGGAATCTTGAGCCAGGCGAGAAGATATTTTTGGTGGAAGGTTGCTCAGATGCAGCCGTGCTCGATCACTGTATGATCCCGTGGATTGCTACGCCAAGTGCTTCACAGCCTGAGCTCGTAAAAGCTATGGCCAAATGGTGCGCAGAAAATAACGTTCAGATCGTCTATGCGGGCGATCGGGATGATGCAGGCGACAAAGTACGGGATGCGCTCGATGAAGCCGTCAGGTACCGCGTACGACAGCCACGCGAGCCATATAAGGACTGGGGGGAAATGTTTGAGGCCGAAGGATTCAAAAGTGTACAAAATTGGTGTTTCGCTGAGATATATCCAGGCGAAGAATTACCGTGGCCCGAGATCGAACCAGGGTACAAAGCGCCAGAGCAGATCCAGGCCGAGCAGGAAGAGTGGAATAAAAAAACCGACGTTGAAAAAGTTCAGTCGGTATTTCCTGGAGCTGTTGAGCTCAAATTGGTGGGTGGTGACGAAAAGAAGCAACTCGAAACGTCACCAGATCCACCAGTTCTATATTAGCATTGACATTGGGGCTATGGTATGATAATTTTAATGGTAAGGAGAAGCAACTCAATGTATCTACAAAGAAGTCAGATCCCGAAAGAAAAACGGAAGGAAATTTTGGCTTATTACCTCAAGCACGGTCGCAAGGAAATGCGAAAAAAATTCCCGATGACTAATCAGGCTGCGAGCCATTTAATCTATCACGACCGAGAAATCATTGAACAAATCGAAGAAGAAAATTTTGCAAAGGCGGGACTATAATGGGACGAAAAGAAGATCTAAGCGATATGATGATCGACCGCGCTTATACAGATAAGGATGAGCGCGGCAGATTCGTTTTTCATAAGGGTAAAGTGCTCAAGTTTGACTATGAGGGTACCCCGATTCATATCCGAATCACCAAAATCGATCGCAAGAATAAAAAAATGTACGGCGAACACATCAGCCTGTACGACTTCAACACTGGCATGAGTCACTACGGCCATGACATCGACGCTTCCGACAAAGAGCGAATTTTCTGCCGTGACTGTAACGTCGAGATCAGCCAGCCCGCTACCGAAGAGGGCGAGGTCAAAGCTATCATGCGCCAGCGCGAAGAAGATAAAATCGACGAGAAACAACAGGCTAAGCGGGATCGCAATCGTCGCTTCCGCTATGAGCTGCTCAAACAGGATGGGACCATCAAGAAGTTCGATACAGGTAAGCGTAAAAAAGTCAGTGAAATTCAGAAGATCCTGGGCGCACGACAGGTCGGAGTGGTCCCAGTGGTTTACTACCCACAAAAATATGAACACGTTGCAATTTATAGCGATCAAGACATCGACTGGTCGGGCAATTCAGTCAAAAATCCTCACCTGCTCACCATTCCTGGTGATCCTGATCTTGGCGAACAAGAAGAGTTTTATATCGTGGGCGATGCGCTCGCAGAGATAGAAGTAACAAAATGAACACGGGGGTTGAAGTGATGCGTGGAAATTTGCAATCGTGGAGCTGGAAAGACATTCAAGCTATTTACGGTATCATTGGCGGACAGATGCAGGATCTACTCGGCATCAAGCGTCGCCTGGGCCTGAGCGATACTATCGACGTTCGCTACCCAGATGCTAAAAATATCCTGATCATTCGCATAAACCGTGATGCGGGTTGGCTCAATGATCAGCTCATTGTGTTGGACAAAGAAATTAAGCGACGTAACAATTTGATTGGAGTGATCGGATGAATGTTTTCATGATCGTAGTAGGTACTTTTTTCGCAGCATGGATGTTGACAAACCTGATTTTTTCAAAATTACTGCGCAGCAATAACCTCACACCGACAGCTTTGTTCGCTGCTGGATTGGCGCTTATTGTTTGGGGGATAATTGGTTAAAAAAGGGCTTGACATCGAGCCTATGGTTTGATACATTAGAGATAGCACAGGCGGTTCCTATCAAAAACATTTGGATTGTACTTACCGCCCGCTACTATGCACATTCACAGACAGTGGCACAGAGAGTTCCTATAATTGTTGCTTCACAGCAACAGCCTTTTAAGCTGTTTATTACTCTCCGCCACTTTTAATGATTGATAATTGGGGCATAAGCAGTTCCTATCAAAAAATCAATGCGGGGGTCGGCGGTTCGAGTCCGCCCACGGCTACCTGGCCGTGTAGCTCAGTTGGTTAGAGCACCGCACTCAACTATTTACTGCTCGCCCTATTTATGAGTCATTAAGCAATAAAGGAGCAACCAATATGCAATCAACAATACGACTTTTTAAGGCTTTGCCCGTAGACGAAAAGCAATCGCCAGAAACGAATGCTGAACGCTATGCTGAGCTGATGAAGGAAACACTGCCAAAAGGCTTTATTTTCGATCCAGTTTTAGCAGGCCCACAATTTGATACTGTTCGCTTGATCGAGCAAGTCAACCAGGCCTACGGACGCAGCTCGGAAGAGTTGAACGCGTCATTTCACAAGTCATTTGCGAAGGTCCGCGATGCTTCAATGCAGCAGCTTGTTTTTGAACAGATGATCCACTACCTCACCACCTACGGCGCTGAGCACATGGGTATCTATAACGAAACCTCTGTTTATATACCCGCTGAACAGCTGGATGCTCCTGAATTGAAAGATGGCGCTCGAATCGTCGTGATTCGTGGCCTCACCAAATCAGAATTGAAAGTCGAGCTTATGAAGCTCTTGACCTCTGGTGTTGCCCTCCACGAGCGCACTATTACTGACGTGATTGACGTTGCTCAGTTTGTTGGTGTCGATGAAAACGATGTCGCTGCCGTAAAAAATAAAGAAGCGAAGTCCGCTCTCTATGACCACCTCGGCCTGGTCCCTACCAGCCCAGTTGAATTCCTGCGCTTCGTCGTCTACCGTGCCACTGAGAAAACTCTACTGATCAAAAACCCTGCGCTGATCAGCCAGCTTAAAGAACGAAACAATAACGATCTGGTCCGTTACTTCAACAACTACGAAAAAGAAGTCGGCCTACAGCATCTTGCTCAGATTTTCTACCGCTACAAGCCTATATTTTTGGCGCTCCGCACTAACTCGAGCATGAAAAAGTCGATCAACAAGATCCGTCGCCTGGCCGTGGTGAATCACAAGCCAATGCAGGAAGACCTTCTGAACACGATTACAGCCCGCCTAGAGCGCAAAGAGAAGCCAGAGCTCCACCAATTCGAAATGGCGCTTACACAGGCTAATATATACCGTAAAATTCGTCTGGCGTATGCTTTACGCTTCCGCACGACTGATGCTGATTCGATTCTGTATCGTATCCGCAACGGTAAGTCATTCGCCAAAGAATTCAACTTCACCAATAAAAAGGGTGCTGAGCTGATTTATGGCATCATTCTCAAGTCGATCATCGCGGACCTCGCTCCAAACGTAGCGGGCCAGAAGATTTACATCCCGAAGGGCCTCAAATATGGCCTGCCTGCTACCGAGAAGCAATTCACGGGCAATTTACCAACTGGTACCTACATCGAAGTGGCTGAGGATATGGTTGTCGGCATCCACTGGGAAAACACCAAGAATTCACGCATCGACCTCGATCTATCGATCTCTAATAACATGGGTAAAATCGGCTGGGATGCTGCATACCGCGACGGAAACCAGGACATTCAATTCTCTGGTGACGTGACCGATGCACCACGACCAAAGGGCGCATCTGAGCTCTTCCATGTTGGCGGGACCGCTCGCGGATCATGGCTCATGAATTTGAACTACTACAATTTCAATTCGGATGAGCCCGTACCATTCAAGATACTCGTGGCTCAAGAGAGTCGCAGCCTGATGGATCAGAACCATACTGTCGACCCGAACAACATCGTTGCACTGAGCAATTCTGTCATGGATGTCAAGCAGAAAACGCTTGGTATCATTGTGGCCGACGAAGAAAGCACGAAGTTTTACTTTGCCGAGACTGAATTCCAAAAAGGTATCAGCTCACGCCATACCAACGCAGCTGAACAGGCTCGCAAGTACCTGCTCAACTACTACACCGATTCGATTGTTTTGAACGACGTGCTGGAGGCTGCAGGGGCCGAGATTGTAAACGAGCCTACTGATGGCGCACTCGACCTGTCGCCCGAAGCCGTCGACAAAACAACAATTTTAGATCTTCTAGCGAAGAAGGAAGAGAGCACAACAGATGGCATTTAAGGATATGCAGGTGTTCCTGTACGGGGACAGTATCAAAGTAAACTACACCGACAAGACGCACCGCTATCAGGCCCGCGAACGTGTCAACTGGGAGCTTCCGAAAGATAATCCGAAGGCATGGGGCAAGGCTCTGTATCCGAAGGGTTGTACCACGATCCTCGGTAACACACTCGAGAAAAAAGGCCTCCAGCGCTACCCGCTCACCAAAGCGCTCATGTATATGTTCCAGTTCTATGAATTCACCGATGACAATGGTGAAAAGAAAATGGGCTACTCAAAGAAGGGCGCGGGCTCATTCTGGGAAGATCCCGCTAACGTCGAAGATGGCTCAGTCAAGATGAAGCAATTCACTCGCGACGAAGCTATCGAGGCACTGAGCTACGGATCAAAAGCTGATCTGCGCTGGACCCAAAAGGGTGCCGACATTGGATCAGTGGTCCACGATGCTATTGAGCACTTTGTACGAGCTCAAAGTGGTGAAGATATTGAATCATTCGATATTCCTAGCCAATACAAAGCATCGATCGAATCAGCCGACTATGAAAGCGACCGCGCCAAACAGCAGGCAATCGAAGAAATCGATAAAGACGTTGCGATGGCTCAAAAGGCCTACGAACGCTTCGTTACTTGGTGGAATGAAACAAAGCCCGAGCTCATCGGTGCCGAGGATCTGATCTATTCAAAGCAGCACAATATCTGTGGTACATTTGACGGTTTACTCCGTATCGAGGGCAAAGGTGTTGTTTTGGCGGACTGGAAAACATCCAACGCCAGCCAAAGCAAGGATGCCTGTATGCCCGAAGGTGTCAACTACCAATACTTCCTACAGTCCGCGATTTACGCGATGGCCTGGATGGAAATGGGCCGTGAAGAAGTCGATGACCTGCTGATCGTATCATGTCGTAAGGACGGCGGTTTCAGCCCAATTTTTGCCAGTGATCTCGGTCTGACCGTGAAGGACTGCATCAACTGGGCGAAGGCCGTGATCGTCTGTCTGCGAATGATGGATGTCACCAAAACAGCTCTGTGGGAGCACGGAGTTGCCAACGGTGCGGTCATCGAAAAAGTTAAGAAAACCACTAAGAAGGAGGCCAAATAATGGCAAAAGTAACATCAATCAAGGCCCCAGCATCAGCAGGCGGTGATTTCGAGATCGCGCCAGAAGGCGTATTCCTCGCTCGCTGCTACAAGATGGTGGATGTCGGTACTCAAACCGAAACGGGCCAGTTCGGTACCAAAGAAAACCGCAAGGTATATATCTACTGGGAGCTGCTTCAAACAGCCGACGGTGAGCCTGTATTTATGGAAGACGGCAAGACTCCGTTCTCGATCTTCAACAGCTACAAATTGTCAATGCACCAAAAAGCCAATCTGCGCAAGCACCTTGACTCATGGCGTGGTAAAAAATTCACCGAAGAAGAGGCTGCTGAGTTTGACATCACGAAGCTGCTCGATAAGTTCTGTCTGTTGCAAATCACTCACACCACGAGCAAGGATGGTCAGAAGACTTATGCTAACGTCGATGGCATCATGACCACCAAAAAGAAGGTGGACGGTATCAATGAAATCTGCTCATTCTCGATCGAAGATCCTGATATGGACGTTTTCAACGATCTACCTGACTGGCTACAGCAGAAAATTGAAGAAGCACCTGAGTGGAGCGAAACCGAAACCGAAGAAGAGGCTGCACCTGCTGAGCCTGCTAAAAAGAAACTCGCAACGGATGAAATCGACGTTGACGACGTACCATTCTAGCCATGAAAGTCATCAAGCCATCTAACCTGCCGACTCGACCACCGATCCTACTAACCGTTGTTGTGCTCTTGGCACTAGACAACTGGAACGCAGGGGATGTTACCAGGGGTGTGTTTTACACTCTCCTGGTGATCATCTGGATCGTAGCAATAGTAATGTTAGTAAAAGAAGATCATATAGATATCTTCAAGGAGAAATAATTATGGCCCCAACTCAAACTGACGAAACTCGTACCCCTGGGTACCGCGAACACTACAATGTAAACCCTGCGCTTGTCGCTGAAAACAAAGTCGATGAAGACGCTAATCCTACTGGTGGTGATGTAACCCTTCACGTCAACAAGGGTGAAGATAGTGAATTCCCCGCTCTGTATATCAGCTGGCAAGATGGTCCACGCGGTACTGGCGAAACTAATGCCGACGGATCTCCAAAGCTATCACCTCCAAACGGTGCGTTTGTTGAGGATGTCATCTGGGCAGCACTGCAGCGCCTCGAATTCTTCAATGAAGGCAAATACCGCGATCGTGCTAATTCTTTGGCGATCACTCACCTGGAGGGTGCTCTGCAGGCTCTCAAGGACCGCCAGCTCGAACGATCGTTTCGTAACGTCGAAGGGCAGCACAAGGTATAATTATGTTGTCGCTTGAGGTCATTTTCAAAAAGGCCACACGCAAAGCCGATGATTCCGTGACACTCAGTTTTGAGACACAGCTGGAAGTATCGACCGAGCAGATGAGCGAGATCGATAGTTACCGCAAGAAAACAGGCTTTTTGGTATTCAAGCAGGATGCCATCAAAAGCTCAGAGATCCCGAAGGGCGACACATCGCAAGGTGGCCAGTCGCCCTCTCAGGAACTCCGCACATCGCTATATGCGTTGTGGGCCAAGAAGACTGAATTAAAAATGATAACCGAGGACTGGGATACTTACTACGCTAATGCTATGGCAGGTTTTAAGCGCTCAGTCGATCGATCCCACCCCGACAAGGAATAAATGATGGCAGGAAATAGTGAGGGCGCTAAAAAAGGCGCTCAGACAAAGAAGGAGAAATATGGACCCGATTTCCACTCGCGAGCTGGTAGCATGGGTGCTCGTCTTGGGACTCCTGGTTACTTTGGTAAGCTCAAAACAAC